TCCAGGGGATCGTGATCGCGGTTCAGGTGCCGATGTAATTTTGCTGTTAGGGTATTCGGCATTTCCTAATTGAGAATTGTCCAGATAGGGCAACCGGATTGTCGGGGAATGCCTTGGCCTATTTGCCAGGGCTTTTTTAATACTGCGAAAGGAGGCAGACTAAATGATCTATAACTTCAAGGATCTTCAAACCGTGTTTTTCCATCCATCCTATGGGCAATACATCGCTTCCGGTTCCGGCATCGGAACGATCACCTTCACGATGGCGACGGATCGTACCGTGCAGGATGTGGCGGCGGATGGAAGAGTCATGTCCTCAAAGGTGGAAGGTGAGAACGGCTCGATTGCTATCGCGATTCAGCAGACATCGCAATTTCACAAGTGGCTGCAGGGACTCTACAACTACCTCAAAAGCGTGGATGCGTCGGAGTGGACCCAGTTGACCATCACGGCGGATAGCGCGGTCATGGGCGACAACAACCAGTGCACGGGGTGCGGCTTCCAGAAGAGGGCGGATCTGCCGTACCAGGCGCAAGGACAACTTGTAACTTACACGATTTTGGCAGAATCTGTGTTCGAGAGTTAAATGCTCGTACAAATATTGTACAAGCAGCATAAATATGCTATAAAGTAAATGTGGGCTAGAGTCTGCAGCTCGAAAAGTGGAATTCCTACCACCTGCCCACAAATTTAATTTTAGGAGATCGCCAAAGGAGGGCGACTTTGTTATGTCTTTTGGAATTTACCAGATTCGTAATACAGTAAACGGAAAAGTTTACATCGGAAGTACAGTGAGAAGTTTTAAGAAAAGATGGAAAGAGCATAAGACAGATCTCAATTCTAAGAATCATCATAGCCTATTGCTGCAAAGGGCGTGGGATAAATATGGAAAGGATTGCTTTGCCTTTGAAATTCTAGAAATATTAATAGATAAAGATGCAACTATTGACGCAGAGCAGAAACATATTGATTCTATTCCAGAAAAAATGCGGTATAATATGTGTTCTTTTGCTGGATCGACAGCAGGGAGAACTCACTCAGAAGAAACCCGTATTAAATTAAGCATAATAGGAAAAGGTAGGCCACATACAAAAGAACATAGTGAAAAGATAGCCGCGTCATTAAAGGGCATAATTAGGCCCCCTGAAGTAATTTCTAAGGTAAGTTCTGCATTAAAAGGGCGAAAATTATCCGAAAAAGAATTAATGTCTTTGGTATTATTGCATGAATCAAATAAAGGAAGAGTACCAAGCGAAGAACATCGAATAAAAATAAGCAATTCATTACAAGGGCATTTTATCAGCGAAGAAACGCGTACCAAAATAGGTGCATCTCATAGGGGCAAAACTAATAGCCCTGAAGCGCGTATCAAAATTGGTTTGGCGAACAAAGGAAAGAACAGAGCAATCGATTTAGTGGGTCAACGATTTGGTTGGCTTACTGTTATCAAACGAGCAGGTAATCACAGGGATGGACATGCTATGTGGCTTTGTCTTTGCGACTGCGGCAACAAGAAAAATGTGAGATCTGTAAATCTCAAAAATGGATCTACGCAAAGTTGCGGATGCTGGAGAAGTGGATTGAAGAGAGAAAGAATGATTAGAATGAATTCTGAGTATGTTAGCCATTCTTAATATTTGCATAGAAATATATTTCAGGAGGGCTTAAAACAATGGATGATACGCGGCCGAAATTCAAGGATATTGAACTAAGCGGCAGGCAGTTCCGTCTCAGGAAGTTTCCTGCCCAGAGAGGCGGGTATCTCGCAATCAAGGTAGCAGGGATACTGGCCCCAGTATTCGACATGCTTGCAGCGAATCAGGGGATCGAGATTAGCCAGGTGATCGCGCCTGTGCTCGGAGCATTGTCGAAGCTATCAGAAGCGGATTTCGTTGACATCCAGAACAAGTCTCTGAGGGTTTGCTTCGAGATCCTGCCTGCCGGTGAAATACAGGTATTAAATTCAGAGGGGCATCTTGGCGTCACTGGCCTGGATGACGATGCTATGACCTGCCTGGCGTTGATGGTGCAGGCGCTGGTTTTCAACCTGTCGGGTTTTTCAACAGGCAGCCTCTCCTTTTTACTCCCCGAGGGGTTACTTACGAAGTCGCAGAGTGCCCAAACGTAGCAGCGTGGCTTTTTGCGCCGGTTATCGCCGGGCACTGGAGACAGAGAGAATTGTCTGATGGGACATACGATTTAGATGATCTGTTGGACATCTTGGAGATCATGACCGTGCAGAGCGAGAATGAAGCACGGGGAATTGATGCGGCAAAGGGCACTGGGATGGTTTAACTATTTTGAAAAGTCATACAGTGCTCTTTGTTTAGTGATAAGTGGGGTGGCGCTAAATGTCTGAATTAGGGATCATACGTTCGTATCTCGTTTCATTGGGGTTTGATGTAAGTAAATCTAGTTTTACCCAAGCTCAAGATAGCCTCAATCAGATAGCAAAGTCTATCGCCGGATTTTCCAGTTCAATGCAGGGTATCGCAGCTGCCGCTGGGGTTACAGCAACTGTTGCTGCCATAGCGACAGCATTTGAGCAACTTACCCTTGGCGTTGCTGATGCCACAATAAAAAATCAAGAATTTGCTCGTCAAATGTGGATGGGGTTCGATCAAGCCGTAGCTTTTAAGTCCAGTTTGGACGCTTTACACGTTTCTATTCAAGACTTGTACCTTTCTCCAACTTTGATGAACGCCTTTATACAGTTTCGCCAACTTGCTCAACAGATGAAAACTCCTGCTGATTTCCAATCAACTATGGATAGTCTTGCACAAGTTACATTTCAATTCGACGAGTTTAAACTTGAGGCAAGTTACGCGATTCAGTGGGTTGGGTACGCACTTGCTAAAGATTTAGCAGGTCCTTTCGGAAATTTTCAAGATGGATTAAAGAAGCTAAATACCTGGATCATCACAACTATGCCTAATTGGACAAAGAAAATTGCCGATTTCATCGTTAAGATTGTTGTTGTTTTTAAAGATATTTACGACACCGGAAAATCCTTTGTAACCTGGTGGGACAACCTCGGGGCAAAGTGGCAACATGTGATCGAAATCTCTGCCGGGTTAATAATTGGGATCATGGCGATAGGCAAAGCCATTTCAATTGTTATGGGGATCGCGGCAGGATTGGCCGATGCCGATCTCCCCCTATTGGCGATTTCGGCGGCCATTCTTGCGATTATTTTGCTGGTGCAGGACTATTATACCTACTCAAAAAGTGGTCAGAGTGCATTATCAGGAGTATGGAAGGCCGTCACTCCATATATTAAAGACTTGGAGACGGCATTTTCGGGGCTTGGCAATGCATTACTCAATCTGATTCAAGCAGTAGTGACCTTGGCTGGTGGTCAAGGAAAACTTGTCAATTGGGGGGCCGTGGCATCAAAGGTTTTCGAGGGGATTCTGGCACTAATAACCACTGTGGTACTGACAATAGAATCCCTCGTTGAAGGTATAACTATAGCAGTTGGCCTTGCACAGGAAGCATTAGGAACAATCGAAAAAAACCCCAAACTTGTAGCCCAGGGCGCAGCTACTGTCAAGCAGGGTGAGACTGAGTTAAAACAGACATGGCTTCCGGAGGATCAACCTGCACCGAAGAAGCCGCCTGGCAAAGCATCTGGTGGTCCGGCTTCTGGCCTCAATGTAATAGGAGAGCATGGCCCGGAAATAGGCTATTTTCCTAAAGGGACTCAGATATTCAGCAACAGTGTATTAACAAATATGCTGAACGCCTTTAAGAATATGGCATCGCCACAACAAGGCAATAAGACAAGCACGATAACTTTAAGCCCGGTTTATTACATCAGCGGGGCAGGTAGCCCCCAGCAGACTGCCGATGCCATTCAGGGCAACAATTTGAGTCTGATCATGCGGGTTCAATCGGGGCTAATTGGCTAAATTTAGGAAGTGATTTCCTATGTCAATATCTCAATCAAATCTTTTATCTGGCAGTCAGCAATTGGCCTCGGGGGTTGTTCTAACTCCATTGGGGCAGCAATTATTATATATAAAATATAATGTTGGTGGATTATTCCTGGATGCTTTTCTCAAAGTTGTTCATACCCTGAACCTAACCGTCACCTCGCATCCGGTCGAAAGCGGGGCGCAAATCAGTGATCATTCTTACGTCGAGCCGGCCCAGTTGCAGATCAGTTTTTTAATGTCTGATTGCGCCACTTCGATCATTCCTGGGCAGTTCGGTGATTGGTCATCGAGATCCGTTTCTGCTTTTCAGGCATTGAGGCAGCTTCAGCTTCAGAGAATTCCTGTTCAGGTTACAACGCGGCTGAATGTTTACCAGAATATGTTAATCACATCATTGGTGCCGACAGAAGATAATACGACTGTTCATGGATTGCGGGGTACGGCGACACTGCAGGAGATTTTTATCGCCATTGTGCGAACAGTTCAGATTTCAGCTAATCCGCAGGTGACAGATTCGAATACTGTTGGCACTGTGATTCCGCAAACACCGACACCGGCACAGGCATCTGCAATTCAAAGT